AGATCTTTGATTGTGGCGTTATATTGTTCTATTAATGATAAATCAGAAGCGTTTAATCCAAAGTTAACCCAGGATAATTTCTTTGGCGTAATAATTACATCCCCAGCGTTATCGCTTCCCTGGTATTGTTGGCGAAATTTGTCTTTTAATTGTTTAGCCTGTACCTCGTTTAGATCGCCTTCATCAGACATTAAGATACCTCTAGCTGTTTGGTTCTGTAAGTATTTAACTCCTGTAGTTAGCGCCTGGTTATTAGCATCCATTACTCTTAATCCAGCTTTAAGTGGTGACATACCATAAAGATGCGATCCTGTGCCATCATAGTAAAGGTTAGTATCTTTTATATGGCAAACATCATCAGCTGCTATTCTGTAAGTTCCATTATAGGATAGTGTGTATTCTTTAACTGGCTCCATGATACCTCCAGAGTTGATTTCAACTTTCTGAGAGGGCAATACATAAAGCTCTCTATACTTAGATGCTAGCGCACCAGTATCTGGGCCAATACCATAGATGTATCGGTTTCCAGTTAGTTTACCAAATGCTATTATTTCCTGGATCCAGGAGTTATAGCTTTGTGCTGGGTTCGGTCGATCTAGTAACTCATGCAGCTCAGTATCTTCTAGCTCTACTAGCGCCTTCTTTTGTAAGATCTTTGCCTGGAGCATTGTATTACTGTTAAAATCTCCAGAAAATAAAGCCTTGTATCTTTTTAGATCATTTGACTTTTGTACCTCATATATCTGGAAAGGTACATTTGTAGCTGATTTAGTAATCAGATTAATTATTGAGTAGATTGTAGCATTATATCGATAGCCTTTGTCGATATAGGTATCATCATTCTCTGGATTCCAAACCAGGGTATCACCTAGGTAATTGTAAATCGCCTTATTAAAATCTATATGAGTTTTTTGCGCACTTTTAGAAACAAGGTTTTTGAATCTCTCTAAGAAACTAGCCATCCAATACGAATTATTTTAATTATACAAAAATAGTAATTAAATTACAAAGAAATCATTTCGCTTGCTATACTGAGAATAAACGCCATATCGTATCGCATCCATAGCGTGATTAAAGCGATCCATTGGCTTATTTATTATAGTTCCATCCCTTAGCTCCTCCCAGTAATAGCTGTGATATTCTTTGATTATGTTTTTTGATTCCTGGCTAACCACTATATCAAATTCTTTTAGTAGTGATATTCCAGCGTTAACAGATCCAGTACCTTTTACAGCTGCTTTAACGTACATTCCCAGGCGTTTCATTTCCTCACCGCTCTTAGGTTCTGCTGCATCATAATAAATTAATGTCTGATCATATCCCAGGCGTTTTAGTTCATCTACTATATCGCTATTAGTTAATCCTGTTTTATAGATTAGCTCATGTATGTAAATAGTATCGCCTTTGCGTACAATATAACAAGCTGATGTAGGATCATTAGTATATCCAAAATCTAATCCTACCACGCCTTCCATATTTCTGTCAAACTCTGGGAACTCTGATAATGGTTTAAATGTCCAGTTATTAAATATTTGTCGAGCTGTGAATACTGCCTTTTGACCTTCACCAAATACTCTCCAGTAATCTGGATCACGCTCTCGCATCCTTTCTATTTCAAATACCAGATCTTTAGATAAAAATTTATTATCTCTATAGGTAGTAATCCAGGTATCACAGTCATCTCTAGGAATAATTTCATCATAGATCCAATGAATAGGATCACTAGGATTAAAATCTAGGATAACATAATCAGTAGTACGCATATTAATCTGGCGAAAATCCTCCATTGTTAATTCATTCGCCTCGTTTAAAAAAGCTATGTTGCGCTTCCTCCCTCTGATTTTCTGGCTGTCATCTACAGATAGAAACTCTACTAAATGGCCATTATACATAAAATGGCCCTCCACCTTATTATGTACAGCGCCATCTAAGAACATCCCTACATTTTCTGCAATCTCCAGGAAATCTCTCTGTACAGATCCTTTTAGCGCTGGTAATGTTTTACGAACTATTGAAATGACCAGAGGTTTTTCAGACTCTGTAAGTAGCCAGATAATGTACTGGCATATAGCATAGGTTTTACCAGATCGAGTTCCACCCTGGTGAACCCTTAGCCTGGCATTTGATTTTTTAAGCTGTCGAAATTGTTTATTTATTCTCTGGCGCATCATCCTGGTCATCGTATTCCGCTGGAACCCATTCGATAACCCTAGACTTTAATCCCCCTGTTTGTTTTATCTCTTGTTTGGTTCCATTGAGCCTATGAGCCTCGTGCTCCTCTGCTATCATTTTCATTGCTGCTATTTGTAGCGATGGCGTTTCTGAGTTTATCCAATTACTCAGCATCTTAGTTTTTTTAGAAACTCTCATTTCCTCTACTGCCTTTTTTATAGCGTCAGATTCATGTAATTTATGATTATAAAAAGTTTCTTTTGAGCATGGCAAAAATGCCACTATATGCTCCATAAACATTAATTTATGTTTATCTATAGCTGCCAGAGCTTTCTTTTCTAATTCTTTAGTATCGTATGCCATTTATTTTCTAATTGTGTACCAATGAATATTAAAACCTAAAATGAATAAAAAAAATTGTAGCGTATGTCTTTTATCATCAGCTACTACTTCAATCTGTTCTATGTCCTCATTAGAGTAGTTTATACCCACCATAGCACCATAGATAGGGAAATAATCAATTTGTATCATTATTGAATTTATTATACAAAAATAGGTAAAAATCCCAGATCGCTTGCTGGTAATCTTTTGACTCATATAGCTTATTACTAGTATGCGCCTGGCTATCAATTACATATACTAAAATAAATTGACTACCTCTGATTTTAGGATATATACGAATCCCATGCTCATCACACCATTTAAATGCTGTATAATGCTCCTCCTGGGTGTTTGCTATTGGCTGTTTGTATTGTTGTTTTTTTGGCATATTATCAAATCGATATTTTCAAAATCTTTTACATCTACAGAAAAAACCTCCATTCCTAATTTTTCTGCTTCTTTTCCTACTGATCTGGAGCCAGCAAATAATTCTAATAATTTCATAATTAAAAAGGTATTTGATCAGTTACTACTGTGAATCTTTGTTTTTTCTCATCTATTTGTTTGTAAACTCCACCAGATCTAAAATCTGGAGCAATGGTAAACATCCCCTGGCTTCCATTTTCTTTGCGTTTTACTTTTTGTATATGAATCTGTACAGCATCAGATTTAAACATAGTAAGCTCTCCTATAGATCTATAAACTGTAACGCAATTAAAAGCCTTATTAAAAAAGTCACTAGATCCAGAAATATCATAGGGAGTAGGTACTTTATAAGTACCATTATCTGATTCCATTTTTCTAGGATGCGCCACTAAAAATAGATGCGTTTTTGTATGCTGGCAGAATTGAGTAATCTTTGAAAGCATTACACCTATGTAGCTATGATCACGCTGTGCTGAGTGATCTAGCATATTCCATGGATCAATGACCAATAAATTGACTCCTTTTTGAAATACTAAATCTCTAAAAGATTGTAAAATACCATCTAGAGTTAAATTATCCAGGTCGATTTTAACAAAATAAAAATGCTCCTCTACAAATGCTTTTGTGTTATTTAATAACTCATTTGTACAGATTTGCTCATTTAGTTTATTTGCCAGGCGTTTTATATGACCTTCATAGGGAAATGATTCTGGAGCATAAAAAGCTGTTCTATGTCCATACTTTACAGCCATATTACAGGCAATCTGATCCACTACATCTGATTTACCAGAATTAGGAATACCAGTAACTACTGTCCAAGATCCTTCAAAATCGATTTTAAAATAATTATCACTATTGCCCAGAGAAATACTATAGTTTTTGATACCATTTTCATTGTAGTTTAAAACATCCTTCCAAATGTCGTTAATATTTACAACTCCCTCTAGTGGGAAATGTTTAGCTGTCTTTAAAACGTTTCTAAGTACCTCAGCACCTTTTTCTGTTAAAACCTCATTAGCATCCTTATAATCGCCAAATTCTATGTATTTACAGCGATACTGTCCAAACCTCCTGGCGAGTTCATTCCTAAGTGCTAAACCTGGCTGATCATTATCAGTACAAAGAATGATTTCTTTTTTATTTTCAAAGTATTCCCAGCAGTTATCTAAATAATCTAGTCGCTGGTTTCCTTTAGATGCTCCATTAGGAACTGAGCAAACAGAATAAATACCAGCCTCATGTAAGGATAAAGCATCCATTTCGCCTTCTACGATATAGATTTTATCCATTTCTTTGATATTATCTAAGCCATAGAATATAAGTTCAGCGCCAGAAACCATTTTAAAATTCTTAGCGCCATCTCGATATTTGATATTGATAATTTCACTCTCTCGAAAGTAATTAAAATTTATTGCCTTTCGTTTTTTCTGGATCTGAGGAAAATATTCTATTGATTCTCCTACTTTCCAATGCGATAAAGTTGCTGCTGATATACCTCTGTCGGTAAACCATTTTAAAGTGCGATCTGATAAATCTATTACAGGCTCTGGTGGTTTTATGTATTCCTGTTTAGGTTTAAATTTTACATTACCACTCCAGCCACAATTATGGCAGTTGTAAACTCCCTTCTCTAAATTAATAGATAAACAGGGATCCTTTTTATTTTTTCTAGTGTGTGAGCATTTAGGACAGACTAGCTTTTGCTCTATGGCATTACCTTTAGGTATTATGCCAATAGTTATAAATTCATTTAGTATCATAGTTTGTTTAGTTTGGTTAAAAATAAAAATTCTGATTCAGATAACAAATTTTCTAGTTCTAATACATACGATTTAACTCTAACCAGCCTTAAATTATCTGGATTAAATAACTGCTTTGCTGTAGCAAAACCTTTAAAGGTGTATTCTGGATAGCTGCAATGGAAAAAAGCAAATCCATCGACTTTAGAAATAGAATACTCTGGAGTCATTAGCGGAAAGTTTTTATCAGTAGCTTTTACATCTATGGTTATACCATTCCAGGTGGCATCATAGAGATCAGTATCTTTAATTTTATAGGTATTGCCTATCGAGAAATCAGTATGTAGATTATAATATTTACAGAATATAAATTCAGCGCCAAAACCAAAAGTATCTCGGTAAATATTGTTTTGTTTGTCTGTAGCAACTTGGCCCATCCCCTGGATCCCAGTATCAATTTTATTATAGTGGCGAGCTTTAGCAGTCATCTCTACTATTTGTTGCTCTAATGGTTCCAGGATGTACTTACTATTTATCTCCATGAGCCTCTAATACCTCAAATTCTTTTCCTCCAAAGGCTTTTATAAACCGATCTAGTTTAGATATACCATCTTTTTTATCTCGAACTATTGCCAGGGATAAAAAGTTAGTTGACCAGAATTTATCTGCTACAGCTTTTTTACAAAGCCAATAAAGCTGCCTGGGATTAACATTATCTTTTACATCGCATAATCTGATAACATTTAACCAGTTTATTTTTTGCTTAGTGTTTTTTGGTCGGTTTCTCTCTGGAAATAATAATATCAAATGATCATAGGCAATAATATATTTTTTATCTAAATCAGCAACTTTTTTAAAGTTGGTGCTATTATCTTTTATATTATTATTAATATTATTAGTATATATATTATCCTGGACATTTTTGTCCACATCCCTTGGACAATTTTGTCCCCCCTGGACATTTTTGTCTATATCCCTTGGCGTGATCTTTAGATACCTTTTATTGACCATTTGAGTTTGTTTGTCGTAATCCATTTTAACATCTATAAAGCCTTCAGTATAGAGCTGTTTTACCCACCTAGATATAGTTTTTATATCGACATTGTATAGATCAGCAAAGTATTTGTTTTGCGCCCAGCAAACGCCTTTTTTATTACTTAGGGCGGTTATTTCCCCATATAATAACTTAGCATTAGGGGATAGGTTATCATTATACCTAACCTCCGCTGGTATTATTGCATAGTAGTTTGGTTTCATTTTTAATTAAGTATCCTCAACTATTTTTTTAATCCTGTCACAAAATGATCTGATATCTCCAAAGATTCTCTGGAACTCCTCTAATGTAATTTGATTATCATCAAACAATTCCCATAAAACTTCAATCAGTAGATCGTACTCAACCTCAGTCATCATACCTACATACTCATAACGAACTCCTACCTCTCCTATCGTAGTAGTAGTTCGCCACATACGCTGATCTATTTCATTCCAGTAAACGTTTCTAAATTCACTCATGGCTCATATAATTATCTATGATTTCCTTTGCCGCATCGAATGTATTACACCATTCGGCAACCCAGGAAGCATTTTTAAGGCGTTTTAAGCACTCTAATTGATTTTCTGTAGGTTTATTATATCCTACCTTTAATTCGAGCGCTAAACCGCTGTATTTTAATTTTGATTTAAAAACTAGAATATCTGGAACTCCAGAAACGCCACCCAAATATTTAAACTTGTAACGCTCAAAAGGAGTACGCTTACCCTCATTAGGTACATGAATAGCAAAAACTCCTGGATATTGCATTTTAATGTAATTCATAACATTGTTTTGCAGAGTGTCCTCTTTTGTTAAATATTTTTCGAATGGATTTTTTGTCTGCATATCTAAAATATCCAGGGTGTATAACTCTGGGAATTTCGTAAGTTTTATTTTTCTTTACGTCTGGTTTTAACCGACTTACTATATTATACAAAGCTATATATTTCTCATCAAATTCTTTATCTGTTTTTCTTAAATCATCGCAGCTCCTAATATTATGCAATGCTGTAGCGTGATCTCTGTTTAATGAATTACCAATAACAGCTAAACTTTTGCCAGTAAATACTCTAGCCAGTGAAAAATACATTTTACGAGCATCTACTAAATACCTGGACCTACTTTTTACATTTATTTTCATTGCAAAATAGCGTTCAACTATTAACTCAATCTGTTTTAATTTTATAGTCATTTGTTTGGTTTTTAGTTTTATAATATTAAAGCGCCATCATCCATATAACCAGCAGCAGTATAGCCTTTAGCTATGCCACTATCTAAATAAAAACGCCAGTCATTGAGTGCTAAATTATAAGCCTGTCTGCCCTGGGTAATCATATCATCATCTAAAGCGTAAACCTCTACGCTGTAGGGATAGTTTGTTTCAACTGCTACAAATCTAAAATTCTCAGCTGGAAAGCCTAGCATATCAGAATAAAATACACTTTGTAGATGATAGGCATACTTATAAAGATCCCTTCTAAATGCTATTGGTGAATTATCCTGGCAAGTTTTAACATCAGCTATCCAGTTATCTCCAAATACATCTGGGCGCACTCTTATAGGTACATCATTAGCTGTACCATAATGAGAAAGCTCTACAGTTCCTGTGCAATATTTTTGCGCTAGATCATGCTGTTTAAAATTGTACATAATACCAGAAATAGTATCCATGTCGTTATCCCTTAATTGTTTGCGATCCCCAGCTAGTTTTTCGTGCTTTGCTTTTATTTGCTTTCCCTCTTTTGTTCTGCCATCGTAATTAGGCATCAAATAGTAATCCTGGTCAAATTGTTTTTGCCCTTCTAGCATTAAAGTATGTACAGCTGTACCTAAAGCCATTGCTGGCGATTCTGTAAATTTTGCTGTTAAATAATGCTTTACTGATTTTTTATAAATCATTTTTAAGCCACTCGCTGAAATTGAATTATGCGAATGATATTGCTCATTAGTATCCTGTTTAGTGTTTAATGTTATTTTCATTTAGTTTAGTTTTTAAATATGCTATTTCGCCTTTGAGCATAGTTACCTCATTGCGACTGTTTGCTAAATATTCTAATAACGCTATGATGCGCTCCTCCATAAATTTTTTATCATCCTCTGGAGTATTATCGTATAAATCCGCTGTTGTAAATTGCTCTGGCATAATAATAAAAAATTAAGGGCAACCCTTTCGAGCTGCCCTGGTTAATTAAAATGGTAAATCATCCTCCTGTGCTACAGGATTGACTTGTTTTACAGTTTGTTCTTTAGCTGGTTCCCATTGATCTAATTCAATGTACTGCTTACCACTTTTGGATGTTAAAACATTTAAGTTTACCCAGCCATTTTTAGCATTTTTCTGCAAGAAAGGAACTGCCTCATCTACTTTGATGCTCACATTTCCCACCACAAACTCTGGAGCGGATTCTCTACGCTTAAAGCTGAATCCATCAGCGAAAACTTTCTCAGTTGTCATAATTCTACTATTTAAATTTATTTATTATTTGTTGTTTGTACTCATTTGAAACATTATACTCGCTGAGTACTTTACGAGCATTTTCTTTTGTGCCTTTTAAAACTGCTGCTAGATCTGATTTAGATAGCATTGGTTTTTGATTAGCTACAGCATTACTTACCTCCTCAGCGGATGCTATAGATGTATCTACGCCAATACCTAATAAACCTAATGCTCTACCTATTGCTGAGGTTTCACAGTTTTCTATATGAGAGCTTTGATTAATAAAGCTGCTGCTCATATATTCCTCAGCATGGCCAGTTGATCTGATTAGTTTGTTTTCATCAAAAATAACCGCTCTAAATTGTACTAGTCGATCCTTTTTGACTTGACATACCTCATCTTTAATTTTGATAGTTTCGATACCCCATTTCTCGTATTTTTTCTGAGAATGAAAGTAAGCGATTCTCTCATTGACCTGGACATACTCCTTGCCCTTAATTTTAATTGATTTTAATTCACTCATAGTTTTAATTGATTTAATTTTAAATTTAATTGCTTTAATTTTTTAATGTCCGAAATGGTAAAACGATCTGGATCCTGTAGCTTAGTTCTCAGAGTAGCATAAGTAATACCTAAAGTATTTACTACATCTAACCTCCTCAAGCCAAGGCGTTTTATCTCATTAATAAACTCTAATTCTAGGTTATTCATATATAAAAAATATAGGGGAGTTGCCTCCCCTGGGTTATTAGCTTAATGGTATTGTATTAAAAAACTTTTTAGCCTCCTCATAAGTTCTAAAAGAAACTGTTTCTGGTGCGCTATTCCATACCTTGTATTCAACGTCAAAAAATTGACCACCATTGATAACTGTTAAAATTGGGTCGTAATTGTAAATTAATTTTGTCATAATTTCTAGTTATTTGTTATTGTTTGACTCTGTAAAATTAATAAAATATTTACATTGTGCAAATTTATTTACAGTTATTTTACAAAAAAAATCCCCTTTCAAGTCGAAACTATCCAGGGGATCAGCAAACAAAAGGGATTGTTTAAACTGTTATTTTGTCAGCTTTACATCAAATGTAGCTGCTACATCATTAGTTTGATTGGGTACATGAAGCGACATTTCGTACTCATTCGCCTTTACATCATATTTCATTGAATCTATATAGCAACTAGCACCCTCTCTAAATGTACCAGATCCAAAATCGATCCAAATTTTATTATGAGGCGCAACTGGTATAGGCTCTGATTTTAAATTATAAAATGTACCCTCATATCGTTTTACAAAATCTCTAAAGTCATTAAGTATTTCTAGGGTTACTATTTTTTCTACAGTTGGAAAATCAGATGCCTGGATAGTAAAATTTCTAGGGCGTTTAAAAAATCCATTATATCCACCCTGGAAATTATCAGCGCCTAAATAATTAGATACAAAAATATCTTTTATTTCATATTGCGCTGTGGTAGTTTTGACTTGATCTTGAGCATTTAAAATAACCATTTCACTAGCAAAATCATTTATTTCAGCTATAAATATTTTATCAAAATATGTATAATTTATAAGTGATTGACCAGTTCCTGGATAAGTAGTAAAATTAGGATAACGTACATTCATCTCAACTTTAAAAATACCCTCTACCTCCTGGTAAGGTTTTAAATCTACCTCATAATTTTGCCATGTACCTACTTTAGTATAAGTTATTTTTTTGCGCCTTTTTTTATTATTTACAGTTTCTACAAAAGCTAAATCACTCCACTCATCATTTTTAAAATCATAGTAAACTGTATCGCCATTAGCATCTATACCCTTTACATAAATATCCATAAAATATTTCCATTGATCAGCAAAATTTGTCAATGTATAATCTGGCTCTACAAAAAAAGAAAAACCTATTCTTAAATTTTTACTTTCATCAGTTATAACAGTATTTATGTCGTTTTTAAATATAACATAAGGATCATCAATATTAACGCCATGTACAGTCGTTCTAATAGTTTTTAAACCTATTAATGCTTTAGACTCATCAAAATTTATAGCTGTATTGCTGCCAAAAACCCATTGATGATCATCATATAATAGCTGTGGATTTTGATTTATTATTTTCTGATCAGATAGTTTTACATCATATTTAACAGCGCTGTAAGGTCGTAAATATTCTTTATATAAATCAGCGCCAACTGGTTTTAATTCTGTAGGCGCTTTTAATAATACGTTTTCAGTAGTAGTAAATTTATAACTACCTAAGCGATCAAATACTTTGTATTCTAAAATTTCCTCTCCAGTTGTAGCTAGTTGGTTCTCTATTGAAAATCCTATATCAAAATTAAATAGCTGATTAATATTTATATCTATTAGGTTGCTATTTGAAATGACATACCAGCGCCCTTGAGATTGAAATACTCTGGAATTTGTAGCTCTTAAAAAAGATTCTAAAACCTCTTTAGCATTTCTAAAATCTAATTTATCAAATACGCCATATTCGTTTAGTATAATATCATGATATAGCGTGTCGTTTGCGTTTCCATCGCTTTTTCTAATTGCATTTGATACATAGATATCTAAATCTAACTGAATGTTATTTAGTATGTAATATATATAGAAAAACATACTATCCTCATTAGAATCATATCCGCCATCAGCAGCATTTGAATAAGGTGCATCATAAGAATCTAAAGTACCTAAGCCATCATAAGCTACTAGTTTTACTGGATTAGGATATGGCTGTAGGCTTTCCTGGTATTGGTCAACTTGTAGCCATCCCTCCCAGTAGATCTCAGAACTCCCTCCAGTACCTCCAGAGCCTTCCCAGAGATAATTCGCTTGCTCCCATTGATCGCTCTCAGTATTCCATATTTTATCCTCATTAAGTAAACTACCAGTAGCTATCCTTACTTTGTATTCTCTCTCTCCAGCAGCGTAAAAAGGATCGTATAACGTATTAGCAGTTTCAAATAAATTAAGCTCACAGCTAGATCCAATGATAGGCGAATAAAAGTCATCATCACCCTCCCATTTAATTACTACTGGATTTGCCTGTCCTATAAGCGGAAAAATATCGCCATCGTAATCTTTTTGCAATATTTCAGCGACTCTATAATTCCCTTTTGCATCCGAGAACTCTAATCTAAATTTGACTCCGTATGCCATTTATTTATTTTATTCTGCTACGATTCCTGTCTGCTCTTTGTAATGCTACGACTAGATCCTGTCCGTTTATTTTAAATTCTCCCCCTACGTTTACGTTTTGGCTTCTGCCTCCCATCATTCCCTGGAGTTTATCTAGTGGCGCTATTACCTCTGGATTACTAGAGGCTCCTGGATATTCACCCATTAAACCTAAAGTTGGCCCAGATACAATACCTCCGTTTGCAAATTTTGGAACTGATGTGAATTGTGATTTCACTAAACCTACCATTCCAGCAATTAATGCTGGTAATACTATTGGAGCAATAGGTCCAGCGAGTAATGATCCAGCGGATGCAGCAGCTATAGCATTAGCTAAAGAAACGGATAAAGCAGCTCCTACAGCATCCACAGCAGCAGCTAAAAAAGCTCCAGCAAATGATCCCAAAGCTCCCTCACCTAATCCTAAAGATGCTACCATAGTGCTTCCAAGTGCTGAAAATGCACCAGATAATTGACTGCCTACTAGATTGCCTAAATCACTTAACGCTTGTTGCCTTTCGTTTAATTTGCTTATAGCATCAGAAGTAGCATTCGCTTGTTTTTGCATTGCTAATAATCCCTCTAATGCAGAACCTACAGCGTCACCGCCTGGAGCTTCTACTCCAGCAATACCAGCTGTCTGAACTTGTTGAGCGCCTACAGCAATATCAGCTTGAGCAAATTGACCAGTTGCATAATCAAAATCACCTGTTTCAATACTTAAAGTTATTGCAGATGCTTTAGAAACTTTTTCAAGTGCAAAGCCTAACTGTTCAGTTTCTGTAGTCGTTTTTTGTATAGGTTTTTGGATACTCTCTAAAATATCTTTGAACTCTTGTTTTGCTTTAGTTGCTTTTTCTGTTTCTTTTTTCTCTTGACTTATTGCTTTTGCAGCATCCTCAGCTTGTAATGCAGCAAACTTTAAAGGATTGCCTAAAGATTTTAATATATTAAAGAAAGTTTTAGTTCTACTCACAGCTGGCTCTAGTCTATGTAAATACTCTACAAAACCAGCTACTAACGTTACCACAGCAGCAGCAATAGCGCCAACTGGATTAGCTATCATAGCAACTGTTAAAGATTTAAAAGCACCAGCAACTTTTAAAATAATAGGTAATGCAGCGCCAAATCCAGAAACCAGTATCCCTATTCCAGAGGACATTGTGCCTAATATTACTAAAAATGGCCCAAGTGCCGCTACTAAAGCTAAAAAAATTACAGTAGCCTTTTTGACTGTTGGATTTAATGACTGAAATTTATTACCTAAACTAACTAATAAACTAGCTATTTTTTGAATAGCTGGAGTAAAAGTTTCTAATAAAACTGATCCAATTTCAGTAAAAGCAACTCCTAAATCATTTAAAGATTTATTTAATTTAAAAGATGCTGATTTTTCTAATTCATTAAATGCTTCTGCTGTAATTCCAGCAGTATTACTCATTCTGCTAAAAATTTGCTCTGTAGATGCAAGGTTATTACCCATTAAATCTAAAACCCCAGATAAAGCTCTCGTATTTGCAAAAACTTTACCCTGTGCCTCCTCATTGTCACCAAAAGTTTCTGTAAGAAGTTTTAAGGTATCTAATAATCCATCCTCTTTTATTTTCTGGCGCAATCCAGCAGCTGATAATCCAAACTCAGCTAAAGTATCGCTCGCTTGTTTAGACGGCTTTAATAATGCAAATAATATACCTCTGATCTGAGTTGCTGCCATAGCTGCATCAGTACCAGTTCTAGACATTGCTGCAAATGTAGCACCAACCTCGCTAAATCTTACACCTAATTGAGAAGCGATAGGTAATACTGTACCCATAGATTGAGCTAATGAATCAGCTTCTAATTTACCCTCCCTTATAGATGCTGTTAACACGTCTGTAGCTTGAGCAGCAGATAAATTCTCAATACCATAAGCGTTAAGAGCAGAAGTTGCTAAATCGGCAACAACTTTAGTCTCTCCTAATCCTATGGCAGATGCTTTTAAAGATTGCTCCAATACAGATAACGCATCCGAACCTCTTAATCCAGCAGAAGTAATAAAGAATAAGGCATCAGCTGCATCTTTAGCGCTAATTCCAGTATCTTTAGCCATCTGAATAGCTACTTTCCCCATTTGATCAACTTCATCAGACGCAATACCTACTAAGGTTTTTATCTGAGTCATTGATTTGTCAAAATCGGATGCCATTTTTAAAGCAGCTCCGCCAGCTAAAGCAAGTGGTAGCGTTACTTTAGTTGATAGATTTTTACCAATATCAGTAACTTTTTTGCCAAAAGCCTGTAATTTACCAGATGCAGTATTAAGCGCACTCGTTAGCTTACTAGCATCTCCTATTATATCTATTCTGAGTTTTTGATCTTGCATAGTACAAAAATACTAAAAAAAAAGGCGTTAGAATTTAACGCCAGCTGCTATAGCTTTCTCTTTAAACGACTCGTAATCCTCTCTAGTGCCTTTGGGTTTTTCTACCTTATTGAATTTATCCTGTGGAAGCGGAAAGAGTTTCTCTGGTTTAATCATATTCTGGCGCTTTTGGCAGTTGACGTTATGTAACATAGTCGCCAAATATCTAATGCGCTCCCATTCCAGATTTTGTTTAATCATATAAGACTCGCCTAAAAGTTGATTCTCTTTCCAGGTGTGTACCCAAAATTTATCTGGATCAATGCCGACTTGCCCTATATAGTAATCCTCTAAATCATCCCAAGTTAGGGAGTCGGCTACTGCTTTCCCTTAGTATTGGCTACAGTTTTAGCCTGGCGATCAATTCCCATATTTAGGTCGTTTCCTAAAATACGAGATTCCATCATTGCTCCGATCATTTTCTCAAGCTCCTCCTGTCCTAGATCCTCAAGCCAAGCGCCTACTTTAAATTGATTGTAATCTATCTCATTGCCCTCCTCCTGGTCATTTGCTAAAATAGCACTATAAACCAAAGCACGAATAGCTGAAATAGAAACGCCACCAGAAAATAGGTCTCCTATTTTATCCAGTGGCACGTTCATTATTTCTGTAAAATTTGCCCAGAAATTCATACTAAAATGAAGTGTACGCTCTCGCCCACCCAGTTTAGTGGTGTAATAACCTCTCCTTTTGTTTGCCATTATGTAGTTACTTTATGTTAAGCGTTGACCGACTTAGTGATCGCTCCTGTCAATGTTATTGAACCGCTGTAGCTTACTGGTGACTCCATTTCAGCGCTCATTTCTACAGAGCTAAGGAATCCCTCAGCAGTGTAAACAGCGTCGCCAGTTACAGTCGTTCCAAATACGCAAGTTAATTGAGTTCTAGCTAGTAAATAGTCAGCGAGTTGAATAGCATTAGCAGTATCATCATAAGCTACTAAACCATCAAAAGAAAGCTCTCCAGACATTACTCCAGCGATAACCTCCTGGAATCCGTTACTATCTTTCGTAGTCGCTTCTGGTAAGTCATTGTTTAGAGATAATGAGCAGCTAGTAGTGTGTCCTAGTGCTGTGTCCTCAATCTTTAATATTAGGTTAGTTCCGTTAAATACTCCTGTTGTAGCCATTAGTTTTAAATTTTATACAAATATAGTTATTTTATTATTTATGTTTTTAGGTAGAAAATTGAATTGTACCATTTTCTCCAGCTGTAAATACTGTTACTTTATCTGATCCCTCTATATAGGTGTTAAAGGTTAATACAGTTGGCGATGTTGTTTCAGAAATTGTGTAACCACTAGGATAGCGTAATATTACGACTCCAGAGCCACCAGCACCACCACTTCCATCTACTGTAGCAGCTATACCAGCTCCGGCTCCACCACCAGTATTAGGGTCACCATCATCGCCATTTGATCCAGACGTGATGCCTTTTCCATCGCCACCTCCACCAGTACCTCCACTACCACCAGGATAACTACCTCCAGCAGCAGAATCAGAACCTCCTCCTCCGCCGCCGCCAGCAAAGTAAACATCTGATCCAGATACTTCACCTACTGATTCAGTTGTAGCATTTGTTGCGTTTAAAATATTAACAATTAAACCAGTGCCGCCATTACCAGCAGATGATGCTGGAGCAGTTTGCCCAACTTCGGAAGCTCCACCACCCCCACCACCTTTCCAAATTGCACTTGAATCTCCACCTGCATATCCTTGTATAACAGGTGTTGTAACAGCAGATCCTCCGCTATACAAATTAGGTCCAGAAACACCAGCGCCGCCACCAGATCCACCAGATCCTCCGTCAGATCTCCGACCAGCTACGCCTCCTCCAGTAGATGTTATAGTTGAAAATACAGAATTTAAACCAGATGTTTGAGCATAAGGACCCGAAATACCCGCATTACCTCCAGCCCCTACAGTTACAGTATAATTTGTGCTAGCATTTAAAGATAAAGATGATTCTGTGTGTCCATTTAAAGATGATGAGTTTGTATAACTTGTTCTCAAACCGCCGGCTCCTCCGCCTCCGCCGCCAGATCCACCAGCACCACCGCCACCAGCGACTACTAAATAATCAACTGTTAAAGCTGGTGCAGCAGCAGCTATACCTCCAGCCTCAGTAGTAACTAACCAGCCTTTAGTAGCGCCAGAATATAATAGCCTAGCGGTTTGGTTATCATTATCTAAAACTAAATCATCAGTAGCGCCTCTAAGGTTTAGCGTTCCAGGATCTAGTGTAATATTATTTGTACCAGCATTTGAGGCGTAATCTACTATGATAATCTCATCCCCAGCACTAGGCGAGGTTGGTAGAGTTACTGTGATAGCAGCAGAGCTAGTATCCACTAAATAACCCTCTCCACTTACAGCATCAAAAGTTGCTGTTTTAGCAGTAAGTTGCCAGTTAATTAACCCTCCAGAGTCTAAGTAGTCAAATGTTGCCTTTGTAAACGCCATTATTTATTTTTTTTATATTATTAATCAGCTACCAAATCCCAGCTAGTAGTGTCCTCATTCCAGGCGTACATTTCCCCATCATCTGGATACTCTACAGGAGCTTCCCATAGGCAGCTAGTTTCATTTAAAACCCAGCTATCGTATGGTTTTGGCGGAATAAAAGCATCTCGGCTATGATCATAGGTATAACCTACTCCAGCATAGTTTTTTCTAAATGCTTTTGATTGATCCGCACTAGGCTCATTTGTTACAGGATCATGATGCACTCCGCCTCTGGTATTATAAGAGGTGCGCTTGCATAATTGTCCAAACATATGCTGATAAACTAACTCGATATTAGTATCGGTTTCATCCTCATTTTTGCCTGTGCAAACTTTAGTAACTATGTTTTGATAGTTTAGTAATGCGTAATGTGCCATTTTATTTATTATTAATTTTTACCATATTAACTGAATTGTATAGTTCCG